GGAGAAGTCACGTGTCTTTATTAAAGTTACTAAGACCAAAACGCTTGCTGCGTATGGTCAAATCGTTGATGTTTTATTTGCTTCTAATAAGTTTCCTTTATCTATTGAGCCTACAACACTTCCTGAAGGAGTAGTCGCTGATGTACATTTTGACCCAAAAGAACCGGAACAGATGCAAGCGTCTACTTCGCTTACAAGTCCGTATGGTTTTAAAGGAGATGGAAATGATTTGCCACCGGGTGCAACAGCTAAAACGCTGTCTGAAAAACTTGGACCGTTAGAAAACAAACTAGAAGGTGTACAGGATAAATTAAAAGAAGGGCCGGGTAAAACACCTACTGCAATTGAATTTAGTCCAGCAATGATTGCGGCTAAAAAAATGCAGAAAAAAATACATGACCAGCTTGAAGAGTCTGGCGCAAATAAAAACCTGCGTAGTAGTGCATTTGAAATGGCACTGTTTGGAACAGGTATTATGAAAGGTCCATTTGCAAAAGATAAAGAGTATCCTAATTGGGATGACGAGGGTAATTATGACCCACTCTTTAAAACTGTACCGCAGGTAGAACATGTTTCTGTTTGGAACTTTTATCCTGACCCAGATTCAAATAACATGGATGAAGCACAGTTTGTTATTGAGCGTCATAAGATGTCTCGTTCACAAATGCGTATGCTCAAGAAACGTCCATACTTTCGTGGTCAGGTTATTGATGAGTGCATTCAGATGGGTGAGAACTACATCAAGAAGTATTGGGAAGACGACCTATCTGACTATGCACCAGAACATGGCATAGACCGTTTTGAGGTTCTTGAATATTGGGGTATGGTTGACACAGAGATGCTTGAAGAGCAGGGTGTTGAGATACCCGATGAACTAAAAGAGTTTGATGAATTACAAGCAAACGTATGGATTTGTAACAACAAACTTATTCGTATGGTGCTTAATCCGTTCAAGCCAGCTAAAATTCCATATGCTGCTGCTCCATATGAAATGAACCCATATTCATTCTTTGGTGTAGGCATTGCTGAAAACATGGACGATACGCAGACTTTGATGAATGGCTTTATGCGTATGGCTGTAGACAACGCTGTGTTGTCAGGCAATCTGCTTATTGAGGTAGACGAAACAAATCTTGTACCCGGTCAGGACATGTCTATATATCCGGGCAAGGTATTTCGCAGACAATCTGGCGCACCGGGCCAAGCTATCTTTGGTACAAAGTTTCCTAACGTATCATCTGAAAACATGATGCTGTTTGATAAGGCACGTC